CCAGACACAAAGTAGCTCGTGTCAGAGGCGGGTGAAACGCCGGTAGTGCCGGTGTCAACGCCATAGTCAATCGCGTCGCCACTTGAGTTGGTGCCAGCATAACCAGTGCCAGGGGACATCTTGGTGTAGCCAACGCCCCACACCATCGTGGTGCCATCGTCAAGGTCATCCGTGAAAACACGGATTTCAGTGACAGCGTGGTACGCGCCGAGGAAAGCGAGGGATAGAGTGTCGTTCTGCGCAATCGTGGTGCCGGCAGGAATTTTGACAGTAGCAGCAAACTGCTGTTCTGCACCTTCGGTATCACAACGGTTGACAGTGCGGAGTTGGATGAGGTCTGAGTTAATGTTTGCCATGGTATTCTCCTATTAAGCGGTAGCGCCCACTTCAACTCTGGCCACCCAGTTCTGATTAAGAATCAGAGCCGCATGCCACATCTTCCACGCAACATATCCACGCTGACCGAGAGGATCGGAAGCAGAGTCACCCATCTTGTTTGGGTTACGAATACCCATTTCCACGTCCTGCATACCGCGCAGTGGCACAACGCCAAGCGCATCCTGAGAAACGTACAGAATTGAGTACACGTCTACGTTGGTGCCGCCAACAGAGGTCATGCCGTTTAGCGTGCTTGAACCTGCGCCGAGGAATGGCTTTAGGAACGCAGAGGCGATGTAACGGCAGTTTTCAGCCTTACCAATTTCGTAGGGTTCGGGTGAACCTGAAGCGTACTTTTCAACCGGAGTGAACTTAGCCGCCATGTCGTACAGGTCAGCACGAAGATCAGTATTGCAAATAGCAACATAAGCCTCTGGCACCGCTGTGGTGTCATAGTTCGGGCTAGGCTTCAGCATCTTGGTAAACTTGGTAGCGTACTGGCTATCAAGGAAACGCTCTACCTTACGTGGTAGCTGTAGGGTAATTGGTGCGTTAACCTGCGAACGCAGGGTGGGTGAAGCCGTGGTTGAGGAGTAGTAGACGGAAGTACCACCCTGGAATACACCCCAGTTTAGCTGCTCACGGGTTTGAGCCGCCTGCTCGGCACACAGTTCTGAGAACTTGTTTAGAACAGGGTCTTCGTGGGTATCGGCGATTACGTCGGTAATCTGAACCCAAGAACCGTACTGCTTGAGGTAAGTTGAGACATCCTCAAACTGACCGGCTTGTGGCTGCGGAGTAACACCTTCCTGAAGGGGAGTGGTGGTTACATCAAACGGAACGCAACGACGGAACTTGATCGTGAGGGTCTTGTTCTTTGGAATGGAATCTGGAATAGTAGCGTAACGCTCTAGTACCAGCTTGGGAACGGCGTGTTGCAGAAACTTAGCAGCCGCGTATACGTTAGTACGCGGGCTAATATCGCCGTATGAGACAAATGCTGCCATGTGTTATCCTTATCGGTATAGTTTTGATTGCTGCCCTGTAATCTTTTTCAGGGCTTCTTGAAATGCAAATTCACGAGTCTTTTCATCACTCCAATCTGGTTCTTCTACGGGTTGAACAGGTGGAGTTGGTGTTTTGACTGTGGTCTTTTTCTTGTCTTGTTCTCGCTTAGCTTGAATCGCATCCGCCGGATTAGGTGCGGATGACTGCGCAGGGGCTGTGTAGAACTGTCGTGCCCAACGGTCGTATTCTTGGAACGCCCACATTGCGTCCTCAACCGTCTTTGGCACCAAGGCAACGTCGCGTAGCCGTTCTGGCAGGGCGCTTGTAAAATCCTGCCAATACTTGCTTAGGCGTACTTGACCTTGGTTGTCTACAACAGGGTTGCCGTGTTCGTCAGTGTCTAGAACAATCTGGCGCCAATTAGGCACTGTGTTGTCTAGCTGACTTACAATTTCCTGCTGATGTTCTTGCTCGCGGAACTCGTGGATTGGCTTGATGGTTGCTTCAAGTTTCTGGTCGTACTCAGCACGTAGGCGAGCTTCAACGAGTTTTGCTTGAGCATCCAAAGCCTTTGCCAGATTTGGATCGGTTTCGGCCAGTTCTTGTAGCTCTGGCGGAATCTCATTTGATTGAGGGGTCTGTTGTGCCGAGAAGGAAGCCAGCTTTTTCTCTAGCTCGGCACGGGCTAACCGCTCTTGATGGTTTTTACGGTCAAGGGCTGAAATCTGACCGCGTAGACGTGCCTCACGTTGGAGTGCTGCGTCTCTTTCTTGAACAAGTGAAAACACCCGTTCCTTAATGTCCGGTGCTAGGCTTTCTACAAAGGCTAGCGGATCATCTTTCTTTTCTTCTTTTGCTTCAGGCCGTGTTTCTACAGGCTGGGAATCTGTTTGAATCGCTTCGCCGGTTGATGTGGCAACGGGCGTAGTTTCTTCAATTTGTTCTTTAGACTCAGGTTTTTCTGAATTAGTTCCGTTATCAATAGGTTCGCCAGAAATAACCTTGTTGAATAGTTCTTGTGCCTGCTCTTCCGTGAGGATTTCGTTTTCCATTTTCTTCCTTGTGTTTAACTATTTGGATCGTCTGGAATTCTTAGCACCCACTCAAGGGCTTGAATCCAACCAATGTGCTCCCAGCGGGTGCACGTGTCTTCGTATTGATTTTGCTTGTTGCCTGACCGTAGTCCGCGACTCAGTAGGTCAAGGCGTTCTTGTACGCGCGCTTCAAGGTCTTTCCAGTCTTGTGAGAACCTATTCATGCGTTAAAAGCCCTTACCTGTTTTCTTGACTTGCTTTACTTCTTCTTCCTTGACTTTCATTTCTCTCTCCTTGATGTTTAGGTTTTGCTGATCTTGGAATGCCTTGATACCCGTTTTCATCTTGTCTGCACGCATCTTGTCAGCATGCTTGTTTGCATCAAGCATCGTGCGTTCTGCATCGCGTGCATGGCGCTGCTGCATTTCAAGTAGCTGTAGCTGAATCTGGTTATTGCTTTCCAGACGACGGGCCTCTTGTTCCTTGTCACGCACAGCGTATTGAGCCATCTTCTCTTGGTGGTCCATCTGTGCCTCTTGGTACCCTTGCTGTGCGTCAAACTCCATCTGCTTAGACTGGTTTTCAGCCTGAGCCATCTTGGCTTGTGAGGCGACAAGCGCAGCTTGTGCTTTAATGTCCTCCGGATTAGGCTGTTGATTCTGTGCACGCTGTTGACGAATCTTGTCAACTTCTTCTTGACTGCGTACAATCAGGTCAAACGGAATGTTCATACCAGCAAGGCGAGCACGATACAGTTCATCGCCGTTCACAAGGTCTTGCACTTCGGGGTTTTGTGCGTACTCTAGGCACAACCGTTCAATGTCACGTTGCCCCATTACCTTGTTCAAGTAAGCAGTGCTAGTTTGTACATCAACATCGTAGTCACCCTTGATTTGTTCTTTGTCGGAATACTGCATATTCCATTCATAGAACCAAGTGACTACCTTGCGGGTGATGTTATCGTCCCATTCGCGGGCCTTGCTTGAAAGCACGCTAGTGCTGGCTTGCATAATCATTGCCATGCCGGTAGCACCTGCGTCAGCAATGTTGGGGTCAGACATGCCACCTTGAATCAGCGGAATAAGGCTTTCTTCGTTACCAAAGTCCTTTGCCATTTGCAGCACACCAGATAGCTCTTTAAGTGCCACGGGTGGAGTAAAGAACTCAACGAAGTCGCCTGCCTTGGTGTTGGGGTATTCGCCGTACCAAACTTTGCCAGGTGCAATCTCTGGCTTACCGTCAATAGGCTTAACCATTTCCTTGTTGATCGTGGCTTGCGGTAACGCTACAAGGCCAGCGTTATCAAGGATCATCTGGTAAGTTTTGTTGACAACACGCTGTGCGTCGCGCAACAGAATTGCACCAAACCCAAAGAAGTTAGACGGGTCGCGTTCCCACACAGAAACGGCAAAAGGAAGCTCATCATCGGCTTCCAGCATTTCTAGGGATGCGTAAAGCACCTTACCTTGGCATACCCAAATCTCCGCGCGGTAAACGTCTAGCGGATTCTCGTATGGTGGGTCAATGTTCAGGTTTTTTAGGTCGTCAATACCTACTGTGCCATGCCATTCAATGACTACATACTTGTCTTTCATGTAGTCTGAGTTATCATAATCGGCAGCGCGATTGCGGAAGCTCTGGTAATAGCTTGCTGTTGGCTTGTTCTTTAGTAGGTCTGTGATTTGATCCTTCATAAATCCCTCACGGCGGAGAAGATTACGAAGCATCTTTGAATTCATTAGGTGAACAACCGAAGCGTGCTCTGCTTCTTCGATGCAAAGCGCACGGTGGTCGGGGTAAAACAGCCACGGAATGATCTTTTCAAAATCTGGTGCTGGGGTTTCAGAATACGACGTAACCCATACCGATTTTCCGTCAGAAGTCTGTAGCTGCTTGCGTACTTTGTTGGTTTTTACGTTGTTAATTGGGCCACGGTAGATGGCTGTGCCGTAAAGAAGCAGATCATCAAAGCCTTCGCGCATCTTTTTGCCGTACTTTGCGTGCGCAAGCTGGCAAAACACTTCCTCGTCCATTTGTTTTGCAGCATCTGCCTCTTTGGCGTTGGCAATGTTGACCAGTTGCCCAATAGTCATAGGCTGACCCTGCTCATCCTGCATAGGAGTTACCCCGTCAGGGTGGTAAGCAGGCTGATTTTGCAGTTCTTGGTAGTCCTCTGCGTAATCTTTGGCGCGAATCGTAAAGTTTTTGTCTGTACCTGCACCAAATTGCAGCATTTCTAGCTGTGCTTTAGCAATTTCCAGCTTGGAGCGGACGATATTGTGCTCTGGACGGTCGTTAAAATACCCTAAACCGTACCCATCCTTGCTTGACATTTGCCCCGACGTGTACGGCATGTCGGTATTGGTATTCTTTCCGTAGAAACGGAAGGTTGAACCCATCAAAAGCTGCTCAGAAAGAATCCATTCGCGCTCTTTTCGTGCGCGGCGGGAGCAATCTTGGGTAAACTTACCCTCAATTTGCTTGGCAATAGCCTCTAGTTGGCGATCTTTTTCCGCTTGTGCTTCTTCCACAAACGAAATCAAGTCCTCCATTGATGTTTCCATGATGGAAACTTGCTGTTCAAGATCGTTATTCATTAGAATTGGTATGGGTTTTTATACTCGTAGTTGCCGTATGGGTCTTCGGTGTATGGTAGCTTGGCGTGGGCAAGGCCCATAATTGAATATCTGCAATTTCCAGCGACAAAGGGCTTGCCGTTGGTTCTTGCAAAAAAATAACCTGTGCTAGTTGTGACGCAGTGTACTGGCAAATCTACCACAGTTTCTTTCTTAAATAGTTGTTTTGAAATGTGTGCACATGGCTTCTTTACGTGAACGTGTACTCTCCAAACGTCCGCGCAATCTCGGATCACTCCCATGACTTTTCTTGGGCCAGCTTTCATGTATTCATACTGTAGTTTTCTGCTTCCGTACCCCAACATTCCTGCTAGTACTTGCATGTCATCAACCAACTGCTCGGAAGTCGAGTCGTAATGCCAACAATGGTCGTTTACACACCCATCCCCGTCCATGTATCCTTCAAATAACGCAGCTCTTTCTTCGTGCGTCATCTGGTTAAGCAGCCAAACAGGGCAACGCTTTGAATGCGAGTACTCTCCAAACACACTGCGCATCCACACCACTCTTGCTTTTTGCTCAGATATTTCGATTCGCGTAATACCGCTTTCTTTCTTTACTTCTTTTGAGTAGCGCCAGCCTAGGTTTTTTAGTGCAGCCTTGATCTTGGAAAGTTGCGGTTCTTTCTTTTGATCCAGCACAATAAACGTTGGACGTGCTTTTCTGTAGCAGCCTTCGGCTAACCACATGCCCATGATGTAGGCTTCGTCTTTTCCTTGCTCAAATACGCCAGGACCTTCGGGCCAACTGACAATGTTGTTTGGAAAATACATCTCTCCAAACAATGAATCCACTGTTCTAGCTTGGAGTTTGAAACGTTTCTTGACTTTCCAATCGTATTGACTGATTACTGCGTGTTGGTGATCTGACGTTGCTGTAAACTCCAAGTGTGGATGTTTAATGCTGTACACATCGCCGGTCCACGTCTTATGGATAACTCGTTGTGGCTTTTCCCACATTCCGTTGCCATCTGAGTCTACTGCAAAAATAACGTCGTCCTCGGTCACTTCTTTTAGAGACACCCAGCCGTTAATTGTCAAGACTTCTGTTTCTTCCGTGAAACAAGCATCCATATGGTGGTCTCTGCGTTTCACCACTTTTCCATGTTCATCACGCTGGTAAGTTTCGTATTCGCTCAGTGTATGGTGGCAGGTTTTGAAGATTTTAAGTCTGCCTGTTTGTAGTCTTTGCCATACTGCAAAGATACCTGCCTCTACTGCGTTGTCTGCGGGGCGTACATCCAAGTCTTCTTTGCGGTATTCTGTGATAAGTTTTACGCCGTCTACTTGTGATCTGCCTCTACTGGCAGGGTCGATCATAATAGGCATCCATTTACCTGTCCTATGTCGAATCCCTGCGGCGTTTGATGCGGGGTTTTGCTTTTCGCCGTGGTACTCGTCGTACACATACACAACATCGTTTTGTGTATCGTGTGCAATAAACACTGCTGCGGTTACGTTAAACCCTACGTCTAGTCCGGCAAGGCGTTTCCAATAGGAAGGAACTTGGAATGGATCGCATTCAATCATAGACCGTGGAATGGGATAAACGTTTCCTGCGCCCATAGTTGGGTTACCGTTCATACGCGCATCAATCAAGTGCGGAGGTGTTGAACGTTTCATGTCCTCAATGTCGTCTTGCGATAAATGAGGTGCGTGTGACCAACCGGCTTGAATCAATACACGGTTGGGGTTACGTTTCACTTCTTCCATTAGTCCATTCCTTCGGTCAGCAATGTAGCTGTTTCCTTGAACTCAAGTGTTAGTGGTGTCAATCCGTGCAGCGGCGTGTAGGTCAGAATCACAATGCCTTGTGTAGTCATGGTACGTAGCAAGCACTCGTTATGAATTGTGCTATCGCTTTCCTCATCTTCCCAAATTGCATCTACCGCTGCGCCGTAAAACGCTTTAACACCCTGCTCGTAAGTGCGCGATGAAATGATACTAGGTTGCTTTGACATGTCTGACTTCACTACAATCAAATCAACCATGCCGCCGGTGTTTGGCTTGGTCACAATGTCAACAATGCCTGGTGCATTGCCTCTTGACATTGGTAACATGCCTGTACCAATAGAAGTAGACTTACCTAGTAACGTTTCTTGTACAGACTCCTTGAACGTGTTGTTACGGTCGGCACAAGCCCACACCTTGATGTTCTTTCTAAATACCCGTCCTTTCCACCAATCCGGGTAAATACCAGTCGTCCAGCAAGCAGTACAATAAGCTCCCGCAAGGCTGTTGTGTGTAACAACGTAGTTAGAAATTACGTAAGTGTGATCTTCGCTATCAACTTCGATGCACCTAGCGTAGTCTTGTCCGACCTTTTCAATTTTGACAATGATGTTTTCGGAACCGTTCTTTTTTGCTCCTAGGACTTGCTTCTTGGCTTTTCTGGTCAATCTAAACAAAGGAATGTCCGTCGTCCAAATGCTGACCCTGTAGGCTGTGCCAATTTTTTGCTCGCCCTTGTACCAGCAACTGGTTTGTTTTTTCTTGATGGTGCACCGGATGCCAAGACTCCTGCAAATATCTGCAACATCTTTAGCAAGTTGCTCAGACGTTGAAGAAAACTCGCAAACTTTGTTTCCGCAGTAGCCGTCTGTATCCATCAATCCTTGAAGGATTTCCAGCCTTCTCGAATGATGTTTGTATTGCTCTGGAATAAACTTGTCGTGACAGGTTTTGCCTGCCAAACCGAGTTCCCTAACCGCATCTACTAGTTTACTGTGGTTTCTTCCGCTTGCGTCCCGTAATCTTGATGAAAATCTATACCCGTATTTGCCATTGTGCTTTAGTACTGTGTCGTACTTTACTGCTTGTACTGCGCAATAGTCTACGATTTCTTGATCTGCGGAAGTGATTCCAACTGAGTTGACTGAAAGACTCCCGTCACCCAACAAAAGCCCAAGGAAGTAAGGCTCGATTGCCAATTCTTTGTCATTAAAAGACAAAGCACTGACTACGGGGATCGAATACCTTCTTCTTGGCTTCGGCTCGTAGCCAACGTGCTCAATAATGTCTTTTAGTGACTTTACTTCCCATTCACCGTAGCCAACATTTTTCCACGATTGCCTGCCCTTCTTAGTATATTCTTTGACAAACCTGGCACGTGGAGATTTGCACTTCCATTGGTGGTCAAGTCCACAGTCTACATAAGACCCGTCGTTAAACCACACTCTGTAAATGTCTTTTAAGCCTTGGTCAAATACGCCAGAGACCTTTACTCTTAAACCGTTTGGATCGCAAACTTCGTCACCTTCTTTTAGTTCGCCAATCGGTTTCCAGCCGTCAGGTGTAAGGACAGGTTCTGAAATGCGAACCTCCTTGCCTACACGGTTGCCGGCCATAAAAAGGACTTCTTTGTGCTTGGCAGTGGCGTCAAAAAACATCCTGTGACGCGGGTATTTGTCAATACTTAGTGGTCCATCCTGTTTGAAATACTTAAGGTGTCCGGAGAAGTCTTCTAGCTGTTGGATATGTTCAGCCAGTTTGGCGGCGTACATTAAGTCTTGTACGTTGTTGCCAATCTTCTTGACTTCTTTCTTTTCAAATGAGCTTAGCAGCTTGTTTAGCTTTGCAAACTCATCCGGTGTAACGTCCTTGTTAAACTTCATAGGTTAGTGCTTGAACTGCTTATCCTCTAGGATGTTTGATAGAGTAGGCGCCAGCTTACGAAGCTCTTGCTTAGCCTCGTCTAACGTCATGCCGTCAACGTATTGCATCAACTTGTTATCTGTTTCACTACGCTCGGTCCAACCGTAACGGTTTTGCATAACCAGCTTGATAACAGCAGGGTTACCCTTTTCCTCGCCAAACGACACTTTGCGTAATTTTTCTTCCCACCAAGCAAGGGCAATAGTTCTACCAAACGAAATCAGTTTGCGAAACACTGCGTCGTTTTTGCTGCGCTCGTCAAAATCCTCTTTGCTTATGTTCAGCGCTTTGCAGATTTCTGCATCGCCTGCGCCTTCACTGTAAAGAAAAAGGATGCGTCGTTTTTCGTCTAGTTCGTTAAAATCCATTTAAGTTACTTCCCAGCTCTTAATGAGCAGTTTTCCTGGGTTATTGCTATTTCGGGTGTCGATGAACACGCCGACTTGATCGGGAGTGATGTACGTAGTTCTTGCCGCGCTGTAAACATTCACCCAGTTAACGCCATCGGCAGAAATGTCAACCTTCCTGTTTGTTCCGTCGTCACTCGCTCGGATGCAAAATTCTGTGTGATTGAACGCAGCTTCTTGGTTCTTGTCTGACGATACGAACGTACTAACATTTGAATATCGACTGATGTTTATAATCGGAACAGAAGGCGACCCTTGGCTGTACACGCCGGCTGCATGAATGTTGCCGCTAGCAGAATCCCGCCAAAGCAATCCAGCGAACTCAGTACTGTTACTTGGCGCATTTCTCACCAGCTTTGTTGTAATTGTGTACGGAGTGGCTGGGGTCGATATCACGTACCCTTGGATGTTGATACCGCTATTGGATGCGCCGTTTATTACTGTCCAAGGTCCGACAGCAGCACTAGACGGGCTATTCAGTGCAGTAAAAAGAGAAGTGTCAATCGGCGTGCACTTTCGACCGTAGCCGTCGTACACACTCCACGCTCCGCCAGAACGAAGAAGATGGCACGGTGCGTCAGTGCAGTAATATAGGTCGCCATTGCTTGGTGAGGCTGGGCGGCTCGCATAGGTGCCTTCGGTAATGGACGCCCCTCCACCTCCGCCGCTGGCGCTTAGTGTAGTGCCTGTCATAGTCAGACCGCTGCCAAGAGTAATTTCTTGTACCGATCCTGAACCGCTATCGCCGCGTCCTAAAAGTTTTGATGCTGCACTTACGTCTTGAATCTTTGCGTAAGTGATTGCTTGGTTATCTACTGTCCAAGTTGCACCAGAACCTGAAACAGTTATGTCTCCTTTATCTCCGTCTGCAACGGACGCGGAAGGTGCAGTCCAAGTACCATCTGCTCTAAGGAAGTTTGTAGTACCACCGCCTGATGCTGGTGCAAGTCCTTTGTCGGTACTTGTAAAAGTGTCTAACAGTGCAGTAGCTTGTGTGCCTGTTAAATCCAGCGGAGCTGCGGGCGAGGCGGTGTTGTTACCCTTGATAGTGTTAGCAGCCATGTTGGCTAGCTTGGCGTTTGTTACAACGCTGTTGTCAATGGTTAGCGTTGTACCGCTACCACCTACGGTAATGTCGCCGTAGTCACCATCTGGTAGTCCACCGCTAGTGCCGTTTGCTGCTGCTGTTACTCTGCCGTCTGCACCTACTGTGATGTTGGCGTTTGTATAGCTACCGGCTGTTACGCCTGAGTTTGCTATTGTTGGGTTTGGGTAGGTGCCTGTGAGCGCTCCGCCGGCTGATCCAGTAGGTGTACCTGGTACATTAACTGTTACTGTTGTGCCTGCTTTTGTTGCAGTTGCACCAGCGCCTGTTACGTTTACTGTGTCAAATGCCCCGGCGCTAGCGATTTCAACACCTTCATCTTGTACGGCGACAGCGTTCTGCTTACCGGCAACTTTCTTGATAAGTCCAGCAAGGTTAGTTCTATCTTGTACAGTGTTGTTTGGCATTACACGTTAACAAACTCTCTTGGAGTCAAATAAGTGCCTGAAAGTTTTAATGAGTCAATTCTTACTGCCGGAGTTGCGCTAGGATTATTTCCTAGTTTTCTGAAATAGTTATATGCAAGTGTGTTTGCGTAAAACGGATTTGTGCTAAATTCTGAAAGTCCGTGCAAAATACTTGCAACCAAGACGTTGTTTATGTAAAAATAACAAGCGTTTTGATTTGCGTTGATTCTTAGCAGAGTTGCCGCAGTGGTTACCGGAACAGTGGTAATTTGAGTCTGAAATGTTCCACTAATTGACGAATATGCGCAAATCCAGTTAGCCGAAGTGTCAGGGTCAAAACCTATAGAAATTTGTTTTGTTCCACCATTAGAAGGATAAAATCCAGATCGACCAATTCCAAAAGAAAAAATGTATTTTGTTGATGTCAATGACGACGTATCTTCTGGATAAACTAAAGTCTGCAGATCTAAAGAAGCAAAAGAAGGCAAAGAAATAAAATCTGTTTTTATGGAAACTTCATCGCCATTGTAGGCTCCGCTCAGACTAACTTGACCAAAGTATGAAAAAGAAGCATTTTGCAGACCGGAATTAATAGCTGCCCCTGATCCTGTGGTCTGAGTTGTAAAAGAACCTAGGTCATCAAAATCATAA